CCTAGAACTCCGTTATCATGACTCACCATTATGACGGCGATGACTCCATTCCTCTGGAGATCGTGCTAATTCTTGCTGCAGTGGTTTATGCCACTTGTTGTTTGATGCGGTACGTGGGCGGGTTGCTACTTTTGTGGTGGCGGCACGACCCTATGGCGCAGCGAGATGAGGAACTCGCAAATGCCCTGCTAGAACCGGTCGACGATCTAACAGGTGCGGGGGCTTTGGTAGGAAGTCCCGGGGGTTTGTTCGATTTACCCCCCTCCAAGCCCGGTAGGCGTCTTTTTATGATGTCTGTCGTGGCTGGAGTTAAGAACACCATGGGCACTCCCAGCCGCAATGCTGCAAATGTCCTTGTTGTTCGTCGTATGGCTCGTCAAGCTATGGAACTTCACGGACTACGACCCACTCACATCGCTCAAGTGCTGCCTCTTATAGTGGAGGCGGTGTTTGTGGAGTCGGAAATTGAACGAGCCGCGAGCTCTTGGGGAGCACGCGTGCGGGCCCGTCGATCGGAATGGTTCGGTACCTCCTGGGGTGCCGAACCAAAGGCCTGAGGTCGCTTGGTAGGGTTACCAGGAGTGCGACATGTCCCGGATATGTCTCACCCCAACCTGGTGGTAACCCGAACCCAGGCGCCATGTAAGGAGCGCACACTGTATTGTATCGGCGGTGTGTCTCCCCAGGTAAATCTAAGGGTCAATGATCCTGATGTCGGTACGTTGGCAACTGCACTATTGAAGCGTGTATTCACATGTGAGGTTGCTGGCAAATTTGTCGAACCGCCAAAGGTGGCCGCGAGTAAAGTCCAAGAACGATTAGGACCCTTTGCGACGCTGTTGGGTCGATTCCATTCCACCCCGGAAACACACGAGCAAGTCGTGGCGCAGTACGTGGGTCGAAAACGGACGATCTATCAGAACGCATTGGAATCGTTGTATAGGACCGCAGTGCATGCTCGTGACGCGTACTTGAAAGCGTTCGTCAAACCTGAGAAGGTGCCCCCTAATAAGGCGCCGCGTTGTATTCAACCTCGTGACCCCAGACACTGTTTGGAAGTTGGGCGATACATTAAGCACATCGAGCATCGCATCTATGATGAGATTAAGAGGGTGTTTGGTGATGGACCAACGGTCATGAAAGGATTCAATGTGCAAGAAATAGGGCGCATTTGCGCGGGTAAGTGGTTTAGTTTTAAGCGACCGGTTGCCGTAGGGCTCGATGCCACCAAATTTGACATGCATGTGTCACCTGAGGTGTTGCAATGGGAACACGACATTTACTTGAAAATATTCAGGGGATGTGCACACTTGCGCACATTGCTCAACCGACAGATGAATAATGTTGGACGCGGGTATTGTCAGGAC